TGGGGGCTTGACGAGACACGCGTACTCAAAAATCTCGGAGTAAAAGATGTGCCGTCGCCCATCACTAAGCGCTACCACTGGCCGGGAAAGTTTATACCAATGGCTCACCAAATAGAAACCTCCGCGTTCATGACTTTGAACCGCAGATCGTTCTGTTTTAACGACCCCGGAACTGGTAAGACGCTCTCTGCCTTGTGGGCGGCAGACTACTTGATGAACAAAGGCGAGGTGCGTAGGGTGCTGATACTGTGCCCCTTGTCCATCATGCACAGCGCATGGATGGGTGACATCAACCGAAGCATCATTCACAGAAGCGCTGTGGTCGCACACCATCAACAAGCCTCACGGCGTATAGAGATGATTCAGCAAGACTACGAGTTTGTCATTGCCAACTACGATGGGCTCAACTTGATTGCCACAGAGATTATTAATGATGGGCGCTTTGATCTTGTGATTGTCGATGAGGCAAACGCATACAAGAATCCATCTACGCGGCGATGGAAGGCGTTGGCATCAATCATCAGACCCGACACCCACCTGTGGATGATGACTGGCACTCCTGCCTCGCAGTCTCCTGTGGACGCGTATGGCTTAGCTCGACTGGTCAACCCTACAGGCGTGCCCAAGTTTCAGACTGCATGGCGCGACAAGGTGATGAACAAGATCAGCATGTTCAAGTGGGCACCCAAAGCTAACGCACGCGACATGGTGTACGAGGTGCTTCAACCAGCAATACGTTTTACAAAAGACCAGTGCCTTGACCTGCCACCAGTTATCACGGTGACGCGTGAGGTGCCCATGACACCCCAGCAAAACAAATACTACCGCCTACTCAAAGAGCAGATGATGGTGCGTGCGGCGGGGGAGACCATCAGCGCAGTCAATGCCGGTGTTGCGGTAAACAAGTTGCTACAAATATCTTGCGGTGCGGCGTACACAGACGACAAAGAAGTTGTGGAGTTCGATGCGTCCCCACGCCTCAATGTGTTGGACGAAGTGCTCGAGGAGACACAAAGAAAAGTCATTATCTTTGCGCTGTTCAGGTCAAGCATTGAGTCGATTGTGCGGCACTTGTCAGGCAATGGCGTTGCCGTGGGACAAATTCATGGCGACGTGACAGCAACAAAACGCGGTCAGATCATTGCGGACTTTCAGACTACTGACAAGATACGCGTGCTCGTGTTGCAACCTCAAGCAACTGCCCACGGGATTACCCTGACTGCCGCTGACACAGTTGTATTCTTTGGCCCTCTGATGTCTGTTGAGATGTACACACAATGTATTGCTCGCGCAGATCGCAAGGGTCAAGACTCTGACAAAGTTACTGTGGTACACATTGAGTCAAGCCCAATTGAGAAAAAACTATTCAAAGCAATGGCCGCTAAAGTTACTGACCACGCGTTGCTTGTCGGCATGTTTGATAGCGAAGTAAAAAATATTTAAGAAAGGAGTTGCAAGAGATTTTGTTCCGTGTATGATGTTAAACCTTAGACAAAAAAATAGGAGAAGCAAATGACCTCAGTCATAGATGATGAAGCACCTCTCACAGAAGAGAGCAAGGAGTTAGCCAACGTCCCAATGGACAAACTGGCTAAGGTGTACCGCAGAATGGCGGCTCGAATTCAAGAGCTGACTCAAGGGTACGAAAATGAAGTTGAAGAGATCAAGCGGCAACAAGACACCGTGAAGATCGCACTAAAAGATCAGATGCTTGCACTAGGCGTGTCCTCTGTGCGCACTGACCAAGGCACTGTGGTGTTGTCTACCAAGACACGCTACAACACACAAGACTGGGACTCGTTCAAGACCTTTGTGCTTCAGCACGAAGCAGTTGACTTGCTTGAGAAGCGCATAGCGCAGACCAACATGTCGACATTCCTTGAAGAAAACCCCGGCCTTGTACCCCCCGGATTGAACTCAGTATCTGAGTACGCAATCTCTGTTCGTAAACCAACCAAGTAATCAGGAGAAATATAACGTGAGTAACGTGACCATTTTTAATCAGGGCGCGGTTCCTGCATTTGTAAAAAACCGCACAGGTCTGTCTGCCGTAGCCAAAGCCCTCGCTGGCAGTGGTGGCGGTGATGGCGGCAAACGCATCTCAATCAAAGGCGGCGTGTTCCGCTTGTATAGCTCTGGCAAAGAAGTTGCCGCTATCGAAGAACGCTACCTTGACGTAGTGATTGTCGCCGCCGCTCCCAAAATCGGACGTGTGTTCTACATGAAGTCCTATGACGGCGAAGCCAACGCACCTGACTGCTGGTCTGGCGATGGTGAGAAGCCAAGCGCTGACGCATCCAACAAGCAAGCCGCTACCTGTACTGACTGCCAACAGAATGTCGCTGGCTCCGGTCAAGGTAACAGCCGTGCTTGCCGCTACCAACAACGTGTTGCTGTAGTTCTTGCCAACGACATGGAGGGAGATGTCCTGCAACTGACTCTGCCAGCCAAGTCAATCTTTGGTAAAGAAGAAGGCGACAACCGCCCCCTGCAAGCCTATGCTCGCTTCTTGTTGGCGCAGACCCCCAACCCTGTTGACCCCAGCGAGGTTGTGACACGCTTGAAGTTTGATACCCAGTCTGAGTCCCCCAAGCTGTTCTTCAAGGCTATGCGTTGGTTGAGTGATGATGAGTACCCCAACATTGCGGAGAAAGGTCAGAGCCCCGAAGCGCAGAAAGCTATCGCTATGTTTGTTTCCAACAATGTGGCGGCTCCCCTAGCCATTGGCGGCAAGCGTCCAACTGCCAAGGTGGTTGAAGAAGAGGAAGAAGCGCCAGCATCCAAGCCCAAAGCGAAAGCCAAGGCCGAGCCTGTTGTTGAGGAGGAAAGCGAAGAGCCTACTGTCCGCAAGGAAGAGAAGAAGCCGAGTGCCGTGCCTGCCAAGAAGTCATCCTTGGCGGCAATGGTTGACGATTGGGACGAGTAAGAAAGGGGTGGGGCGCAAGCCCCTATCAAAATGGCTTACTCTAATCAAACAATCAACATGGTCATGAAAGCGCCAAAGACGTTGGGCAACCAACTCGGGCGCTGGGCTGTCCATCACAATTTCCCAGTCATCAAAATAGCCAAGGCAACAGGCGCTTCACGGCAGTCTGTTTACAACTGGTTCGGTGGTGGTGAAGTCTTCGTAGCGTACCGGCCTGTTGTCAGTTCGCTTCTCAAAATCCTGCAAACATCTAGTAGCGCCGACGAGGCTTGGAGAAAAACATGCAAAGCATTCAGCCTCGACAACTGAGTAACAACGAACTTCTGCGCTATATCTACATCATGGGTTTCGACAAAGTTACCCCTGATTGGATTGAGGTGCTTGTGGAGCGCACGGCTGAGCTTATTGACAGCAAAGAGAAAGCTTTTCACGAAGGTTTTGAGGATGGCTTTAAGCAAGGCATAGACCACGCGACAGACGACTATAAATAACCCAAAGGACAGATATGACTCCGCTTGAATTTTTAGCGGTGGTTCTTCCGTCTCCGGGTACGGGGTACTACTGCGCGGTCGAATTAACCAAAAAGAGAGAACACGCCTTTGTTGAAAAACTTGAGGACTTACTACCCTATGTAGACCGCTGGAACAAAGCCGACTACAACATTTTCTTTGCTTTATCCACTTTTGCAAAGGCAGGTAAGCGCACGGCAGAGAACACGCTGAAGATCAAAGCGTTCTTCATCGACATGGATGGGTACGAGTCCAAGAAAGCCGCCGCCCTTGCGTTGGATGCCTTTATGGAGAAGGTTGGCTTGTCTGAACTGGGCAAGCCGTGGATTGTGTCTTCAGGTGGTGGAATACATTGTTACTGGCCTCTGACAGAAGAACTGTCAACTGCTGTTTGGAAACCTGTTGCTGAAAACTTGAAACGTCTGTGTGCGCAGGAGAAGATGTCTATCGACATGTCGGTGACGGCTGACTCCGCAAGGGTGATGCGCTTCCCAGAAACTTTTAATCACAAGAAGAAGTACAGCAAGCCGATGCCAGTGAAACTGCTGGCCGAGGGCGACATCTTTAAGTTTGAAGACATTGCGGCGCTCATCGACAAACACCTTGTTGAAAAAGCTAGTCCAATACAAAGGGTCGAGACACTCTCCCTGCCGGGCGCACGTCCCTCAAAGTCAATGACCAAGGCGCAAGTCAAGCTCATTGAGAACAGCACCACGCTGTTTGCCAGCTTTGAGTCGAAGTGCGGTCAGGTCGTGGACTATCTCAACACGGCACAGGATGACGGCAAGGAACCTGTATGGCGTGGTCTGCTTTCTTGGGCCAAGGTCTGCAATGACGGCGATGAAAAGGCGGTGTGGTTGTCAGAGATGCACCCATACCCGCTAGATCGGATGCAACAAAAGTTGGATGAGATCAAAGGGCCGTACTCCTGCGTGGCGATGGACTCACTCAATCCCGGGATATGCACAGGTTGTCCACATTGGGGCAAGATCACCAACCCATTAATACTGGGGCGGGAACTCAAGGCAGACAACACAGAGAAAGTAATCCCTCTGTCAACTGTCAGCGAGGAGTTTGTTGAGGAGGAGTTCTTTGCGCTGGATGAAAGCGATGAGGGCGACACGCCAGACAACATACCAGCAGTAAGACGCCCACTCCCACCAAGGGGTTACAGCTACGGCGAGAACGGCGGTGTGTACTTTGTTAAGGAGGAGGCAGACGAGGAGGGCAAGAAAAGCAAGAAGACCATCCAGCTTGTTCCATACGACTTGTTTGTGGTTGACTTGCTCAAGATGGAAAACGAGCACTTGGTTCACATGGCCGCTGTGCGTCCCGAAGGCGTGTTAACGCTGAACTTTCCACAGAAATCGGTTGTCAGCAAGGACGAGACTCTCAAGTGGTTGGCTAGTCAGAACATTGTGTCTACCTTTGCAGGCTACGACAAACAGCTTTATGAGTATGTGCGTGCTTGTGTAGGCGAGGCATCGCAAGCCAAGAAGCCCATCGTCGTGCCCTATCAATGTGGTTGGCAGGAGGACGACAGCTTCGTCTACAACAACCGCGTGTTCACCAAGGACGGCAGAGAGACACGCATCCCCATGCCCGGTCTGGAGAACATCAACCGCAACACCAACAGCGATGGTGACTTGCAGACTTGGAAGAAGATGTGGCAGACCATCTTTGTGGACAAGCCCAACATGGAGACGGCGCTGGCTGTATGTCTGGATTCGTTTGGTGCATCCTTGATGCGGTTCACCGAGTATGAGGGCTTCGTGTGGCACATCGGTTCCCGCGAGTCTGGTACTGGTAAGTCGCTGGTGCTGAGTGCCAAGGCTGGTGTATGGGGTCACCCCCTGAGGTATAGGACAGGCAAAGGCACATCCCCAGTAGCCATGCAACAACGCGCTGGCTTGCTCAACAGTATGCCTCTGCTTGTGGACGAGATCACCAACACCCAACGTGCCAACATGGAATGGGCACCAGTGTTCATTTTTGACTTTGCTGAAGCGCAGGGCAAGGAGCGTATGGAGGCGGGAGCCAACAAGGAGCGTCTCAACAACACGTCTTGGAAAACCACCTGCACCATGACCTCCAACGAAAGCCTGACCGACTACATGGCTGGCGCAAGGAAGTTCAGTTCAAACGGCGAACTTTTGCGTATGCTGGAGTGGAACCCAAACATCAAGCTGTCGTGGACTCCTAAAGAGCGTGAAGTCCTGCTGGACATAAAGCGTCACTACGGTGTGGCTGGTGAAGCGTGGGTTAGATGGTTGACCAAGCACCAAGATGTTGCTAAAGAAGTAGTTGCTAAGACGCACGCGCACTTGAAAAAGGTCATGGACTTTGATGACGACGAGCGCTACTGGCACGCTGGCTGTACTGTAATTGTTGCGTCTGCCATTCTCCTGCGCAGGGACTACGCCAACATCATTGATGTGGAAGTACAGAAAGTTATTAACGCTTTGAAACTCGTTGTGGACAAAGCACGCGGCATCATCCGTGGCAGTGTGCGCACAGCCGAGGACGTGCTCAATGCTTATACCGGCGACAACTACGGCAGCTTTATCATCATCAAGAAAGCGGATGGCCGATTGCTGGCTGCATGGGGAGATGGCGAGTCGGTTGACAAGTCGCTCACTAGGTCTAAGGTGCTGGGGCGTGTGGAGCATGGCACGCTTGCTGATGGGTTCAGGGAGTACTACATCGAGGAACAGCTACTCAAGAAGCATTGCGTCAGCATGAGCTTTAGCTACGACGAGTTCAAGAAGCAGATGGAGAAAATGTTCCGCGTCAAGTACACCAAGAAAGATATGCTCGGCAAGACCAACGGCCCTGTTATGAGAGTTAACGCAATGCACATCACGTTTGAGGAAGAACACTTCAATGGTAATAATGTATCCGTGGGAGAAGCTTGAACCGGGTGATGGGTTCTTTGTGCCCGGCCTGAATGTTGAGGAGATAAAGGAGCGGGGGCTACGCGCCGCCGTTCCCCAACCCTTTAAAGTTTATGGCATACCCGGCGTCAAGGACGGGATGCTTGGAGTGTGGTTCTATCGAAGACTTCCCGGATGTTCGTGGCGATCTTTATACGCAAAGCCTGCAACTCGTCCAGCTTTGCTCGCTTCTGATCTGGAGGAAGATTGGACGCTTTGACCGCATTCATTGCTTGAGTAATCAGCGTCATCTGCTGTTGAGCGTTGCCGCCCACTGCTGACGCGGCGTAGTCGTTGAGATGCGTCTGGAGATACTCCTTGGCCTCTGCCCTACGGCCTTCTTTTACCAACTCGTCGAACGTGTGCTTGACTTCTTTCACCTCAGTCATGCGGTCATAGACAGCGCCCACAATGCCGCCAGCATCGTTGGGCTGGAACAAAGGGCCGATCACAGGAGTGTCGGACAAACGCTTGGTAGCTTGCTCTGGTGTGCCCTTGGGCGTTGGCATCGCCACGTTGAAACTCTGAGCCAGCGCCATACCCATAGAGCCGGTGTAGCCGCGTATCAGGTTTTCTATTTTGATAGGTGACACATTGCCCGCCTGACCAATGATCTTGGCAATCTCAGAAGTGTTGTCTCGGTAGCGGTAAGCCGCCTCAAGATTCTGCTCTCGCTTAGTCTCAAGTGAGCGCCCAGTAAAGAACGAGTAGTTGGCGGCGTTCTCAATCATAGGTTTCACAGCGGCTGGCAGGAACAAAGATGTGCCGCCCGGTATGGTCTGAAGCGCAATCTGTTTGAATGCTTTGTAGGCTTCCTCGTCGCCATGTTTGTTTGCCATGATGTTGACCATAGCTTCGGGCAGAGCCTTAAAGATATAGCCAATTTCAAACGGAACTGGTACACGAATAGGTTCTTTCAATCCGGGGATGCGCACAAAGAAGTTGCCGTACTTCTCATCAGGGTTGGCGTTCTTGTAGGCTTCGTCGTCCTGCATGAGCATGGCGTAGGCCACGGCTGTGCCAGCCAGCAACATGCCACGGCGGTACAGCTTTCCTTGAATGTCTAGGCGCTCATTAAACGGCATCTTGCCTGTCATAGCGCGGTATAAAACGTCCAAGCTCTGCAACTGGGCATTGAAGAAAGGTATCAGCGTAGACGCCATGCGCACGCTGGGCGACAAGCCTTTGCGGTTGAAGTTCATTGACTCCAGCGACATCAGCGTAGCTTCCATCTCGGACAGTCCTTGCTTGATGTAAGAGTCGTACTGAGCACGGCGAGTAGACGCGTCAGCCTCCATTGCAATGCCTTCGGCGCGTGCCATCAACTGAGACAACCCCATCTTGCCTGACTGGAACTCTCTAAGGATAGTGGTAAGGTCTTCGTTTGTGCCAGTGAATACTTGCCCACCAACAATGCCGCGAGCCTCCAGCTTTTCTTTTGTTGCCGACGCACCAATTTGTTTGAGAGCACCAATAATGGGCAACATGTCTGCGCCGGACATCAGAGGAGCCGCAACAGAGTCACGGAATATCTGCCGCATAGAGTACAACGGGTTCAGGGTAATAGCTTTACGTAAAAAGTTAGATGGAACTCCCATAGCTCTGACAAGCGCAGAGTTGTTTACAGGAATACCCTCAAGCCCTTTGACCAGTAAGTCGGCAGGGAAGTCGGTATTGCGTGTGTTGATCTCAACCGCCTTCTCTTCACCGCGATCTTTAAAGCGCACAATGTTGGGGCCAGTTGAGTCAGGCTTAACGAATCGGGCAATACCCAGATCAACCAACTCAAACATGGCGTTGGTAGTAGCCTTGTTGCGCAAACCAATATCCATAATGATGGACGTGTTCTCCACTGAGCTTGTCAGGAAGTCCATGATCTTTTCT